TTGCCGCCCTGCATCAGGGCGTCGGAGAGGGATTGGCCGATCTGGTCGGTGGTGCGGCGCCACTCGTCTTCGATCTTTCGGGTTTGCTCGATGCTGTCGCGCACGGTTTCCCGGTTGACGATGGCCTCGCGCACGCTCTTGGCGTATTCGTCGTATTCGTAGGTGCCGGCCTTGACGCCGCGGGCCTCAGCCGCCAGCAGGGCGATGGTGACTTCGCGCTCCACGTTGCTCATCTGCAGCATGAGGGTTTCGCGGTCGATGGCCTCGATGAGGCCCTGCGAGGTCTTCAGGCGCTGGGTGTCGATGATTTCCTGCGCGTCCTGGTCTTTCAGGGCGCTGCGGCGGGCCATGATTTCGCGGTCTGCGGCTTCCACGGTGGCCGTGGCCAGGGCCTGGCGCACGCTGATGCGCTCACGAATGGCGGCGGCCTGGGCCTTGAGGGAGTCGTACTCTTTGGCGTCCAGGTTGCGGTCCATCGCGCGGATGGCCTGGGTTTCCAGCAGCACGGCCTGCTCTTCTTCGCGGGCGCTGATGATGTCTTGGAAGGCCTGCTTGCCCAGCACCATCTGTGCCACCTGCTCGGCCAGGGTCTGGTTTTCCTTGACTAGCTTTTCCGCGCTGGCGCTCAGGGTTTCCAGGTACTTCTCACGCACCTTGACGGCTTCGCCCGTGGCCTTGGCTTCGTCGCTCAGGCCTTCGCTGCCACCCTTGCCGGCGTATGAGGCGCGAATGGCGGCAATGCGGCGCTCCACCTCGGCCTGGGCGATCTTGCCTTCCAGGCCCAGGCGCTGGGCCTCAGTGATCTCCTTCTGCATCTTCTGCTGGTCACTGAGGTACTGGCTGCCCTTCTTGTCCCACTCGGCGCGGGCCTTCACCATGGCGGCGCGCTCAGCGTCCAGCGTGATGCCGCGGGCTTGCAGGCGCACCTGCTCTTGCAGCAAGGCTTCTTGCAGGCGCAGGGCGTCGATGGCGGGCTGATAGGCGCCCCGGTTGTCGCTGCGGGCTAAGGCCTGCGCAGACGTGCGCTTGGCGAGCTGGTCGCGCACGTTCTGAAGCTGCTTTTCCAGGCTGTCTTGCCGGCCCAGGCCCAGCATGGCGTCCCAGGCTTCCTTGGCGCCGTCTTTCACGGCACGCCAGCCCTTCTCGATGTAGCCGAGCTGGCCTTCCAGCACCTGAGTGCGCTGCTCAACCACCTTGGCATAAGCCTCCATGGCGGTGGTGGCGGCCTCCGCGCTGCGGCCTTGCGATTCCAGGGCCTTCACTTGCTCGTAGACGCTAAGCGTCAGGAAGCGCGTGCTCTCGTTGAGCTTGATGGATGCTGCCAGCGGGTCTTTGGCCAGGGCGGCAAACTGCTTGGCCGTTTCTTGCACAGCGGGGCCGCCAGCGCGCTCAAGCTGGATGGCGGCCAGGGCCACACGCTCCAGCGATGCAGCGGTGATGTCGCCGCTTTCAGCAAGCTGGGCCAGCACCTCGGCGGCCTTGCTTTGGGTGCCGGCCACGCTGTCAAGGCGCGCAGCCATCTGGTCCAGCGCGCCAGCCGTGGTGCCCGCAGCGTTGCCGCTGAGCGTGAGGGCCTTGACATAGGCGTCCATCTCACGCGAGCCCATGAACGCGGCCAGGCTCACCGTGCCAATGGCAGCGGCGGCCACCGTCAGCGGGTTGATGAGCGTGCGCAGGTAGCCGGTGACGCCCTGGATGGCCTGGCCGATGCCGCCGTAGGAATCCTTGATCTGGCCGCCCTGCTGGATGAAGACCATCCACGCCGGCATGCCGCTGGCCAGGCTGGTGACCACATCGGTCATCTGCATGGCAAGCTGGCGGTTGGCCTGGCGCAGCAGGTTGGCTTCCACGCGGGCGTCGCGGGTCTGCTGGGTGTACTGCGCCATGGCCTGGCTGACGCTGCCAATGCCGGCCGTGCTGCCCCCAAGCTGCTGGAAGGCATCGGCCACGCGCAAGGTCTGCGCGTCCACCGCGCCCATGGCCTGCTCGACCTTGACAAGCTGCGCCTGGATGGCCTCAGCGCCCGTGACGCCCAGCTTGAAACCAATGTCGCTGCCGCTCATGCGCGCACCGCCCTACCGGGCGCTCCTGTCACTGGCCTTGCGCTGGCGGCGCCATTCCGCAAGGGTTTCGTCCTCAAGGATCTGCAGCTCGGCCAGCACTTCGGGCACCCGGGGGCGCTGCACCAGGCGGCGCATGCGGATGAGGCTCTCGATGCCGGCGTAGTCCAGGCCCGTGGGGCCGTCGAAGCCCACGCGCCACTGCGTGCGGCACGCGGCGAAGACGCCCAGCACTTCTTCGTGCTCGGGCCAGAGGAAAAACAGCGGCTGCCGGCGCGTTGACGCTTGATCCACGGCCACAAGGCCGAAGGCGGCCAGCGCCGCGGCGGTTTCGTCGTCAGCGTTGGCGGGGTCTTCGTCATCGGATTCGGGCGGCGCGTCGTCATCTTTTCCTCGGACCAGCTCACCACGGGCAAGCAGGCGCGCCGCCTCCCTCAGTTTTTTTCCTTGCCCTTGACGCCGCAGGCCTCGATGTAGGCTCGGAAGATCAGCCCGGACATGCCCACGATGTTGAGCAGCGAGGCCAAGGCCGTGGGGGTGAAGGGCAGATCGTTGCCGGCGTCGTCTTGCACGGTGTACCAGTCCTTCACCACGCCGGTGAGGAACTCGGGCACGGTGCGCTCTTCGCTTTCCAACTCGGCCTTGAGTTCGTCAGCCGGCAGGCGCTTGCAGACGAGCGTGAAGCTGAAGGGCTGCCCGCCCCGCCCGTTTGCATCGGGCAGGCGGCCGGCCACGGGCACGGTGATGGTGTCGGAGATGACCAGGCGGAATGCCATGTGCGCGCCCCCGGTTTACAGGCACACGAGCCGCAGCTCGTCATTGCCCGCGCTGGTGGGAGTGAAGCGCAGGCTCTGGCCGATGTGCACGTCGCCTTCGTACTCTTGATCGGTGGGGTCAATCCGCTGCACTTGGGGCGCGTGCAGGACGATGCCCACGCCGGCACCGGTGCTGTGCGTGAAGCCCAGCGTGGTGTTGGTGTTGCTGTTGATGTCGGTGAGGAAGGACACCTCTTGCGCGGGCGTGAGGTCCAGCTGCATGCTGCCCTGGACGTTGCGGTCACTGATCTGCACGGCCTGGCCGCCCAGCAGGGCCTTGCGGCTGACGGTGTTCTGCAGGTTGATGCTGAGGCCCCGGCTGGGGTAGGTGGTGCCGCCCGTCAGCACGCCTGCGGCGTAGGTGGCGCCGAGGTTGATGTCCCCGGTGTTCACGTCCGACACCACCTGGGGCGCGCGGAAGGCGGTGAGCGTGACCGTGGGGTCTGCCGTGGCGGTGCGGCCACCGTCCAGGCCCACCATGCTGAAGCGCAGCATGGGCGCGGCGCCTTCGTTCAGCATGATTTCCACGTTGCCCATGCAGCCCAGCGCCACGCGGCGCACGCCGTCCAGGTGGTAGTAGATGGTGACGCTGGAGAAGCTGGCCGAGACGGGGGTGTATTCCACGCGGGCAGGCGTGGCCAGCACGCTTTCAGCCATGCCGCAGGCGCGCAGCACGGGCGCCCAGGCGGGGGCGGTGCCGGCGGTGCCGCTGTTGGCCAGCTCGACCTCGAAGTTGATTTCGACGAAGCGCGTGCCGGCAAGCTGGCCGCTGCCGCCGAAGTACGGGCGGATGAAGTTGCGCTCGACGTTGTTGTACGCCAAATTGAAGCTGGCGTTGGACACCAGCATGGCGTTGGCCGCGCCAGTGGGCACGCTGTCAACACCGTAGGTGACTTCGGTTTTGACCAGGATGGCGGTTTTGCGAATCAGGCGGGGCATGGTGCTTATTCCTCAGCGGCGGGGTTGGGGGCGGCGGCGGGCGCGGGGGCGGCATCCACCTCGGGCAGGGGCTGCCATTGGCCATCGGCCCACGTCCAGCGGCCGCCTGCGGGCGGGGTGCCCACCGGGTGGGTGGACGGCGCAGCGGCGGCGGCGGCGGTGTCAGGGGCGGCGGTCTTGGTCATGGGTTACGTCCAGGCGGCCAGCGTGGTGCTGGTGGTGCGGTGGTTGACGGTGAGGTTGATGACGGCGGCGACCACTGGCGTTTCGCCGTCGTCGAGCTGCCAGTCGATGGCGGGTTGCATGCGCACGTCAATGGCGCCCAGGCCGGCCGGGCTGACGGTGGACAGGCGCTGCCACACGGCCTCCAGCAGGGCGTCCACGGCGGCCATCGGGTCAGCACTACCGTTCGCGGCGCGGGCCAGGCACTCCACCTGCACCTGCGTCATCCAGTCATACGGCCCGCCCAGGATCTGCGGGGTGTTGGCGCGAGACTGCACCAGGCGCACCACCACGGCCTCTGTGGTGGCCGCAGAGACCGGGCGCGTGGTGTTGACCTTGACGTTGCCGCCGGCCACCGCAGGCGCGGCCACCAGCGCGGCGACGATGGCGGACTGGATGGCGAGGTGGGCGCTCATGGCTAGGCGCGCTCCAGCATCAAGGTGCTGACGCCGGTGCCGTCAGGCTGGTGTGCGGCCACCAGGTAGCTGGTGCCGTTCACCACTGCCGTCTGGCCCACAGGGTCGGCCGACAGGCCGGCCGTGGGCAGGGTGAGCATGGGGCGGGCGGACGACATGCCCACCAGGCCCACCTCGGCAGAGGCGAAGCCGTTGTCGAAGATCCCGCGCACGGCTTGGCCGTTCACGGTGGCGTCCACCGCGAAGTCAGCGAAGAAGGGCGCGAGGTCTTCGGTCATGGCTGGGCCTGGGCTGGGCTTGTCGTCTGGCCTTCAGGCTCAGGCGGTGAGCGCGTCCACCATCGTGGCGAAGCTCACCACGTTGCGCAGTTGCACATCCACGTCTTGCAGGGCCACTACGCGCACGGTGCCGGCGGTGCTGCCGGTGTACGGGTCAACCATCAAGTCCAGGCTGCCCCACATGCCGATGACCAGGTCTGCCCAGTTGCCGAAGATCATGGCCGAGCACACAGCGCCCGAGCTGCCCTTGACCAGGTTCGACGGCACGGCGTTGGTGACCCCGGTGCGGTAGCCGTTGACCGGCGTGTCAGCGCCTTCCCAGATGAAGCCGTTTTGGCCCGTCACCTTGCTGGTGGTCTTGAGGCGGCCGCGCACGCGGGCGTTGGTCAGGTAGCCCAGGGTGCCCACATCGGCGTTGGCCACGGCCACGTCAGACTCCAGCTGCACGATGTTGGCCCAGGTGGGCGCTGCACCGTTGGTGCCGCCGATGACGGAGGCCGTCACGCGCGTCAGGATGCCGCTGGGCTGGTTGCTGGCGCCGCTGCCGTTGATGGCGGCTTGCTGAATGGCCAGGCCCAGGATGGTGGCCAGGTCGTTCTGCACCATGGCTTCCACGTCGATGCTGGACTGCAGCAGCAGGCGGCGGCTGATGTCGGTGAAGGCGCCCACCGTCTTCGGGCTCATGGTCACCTGGGCGATGGTCTGGTCGCTCTCGGTGGGTGCCGTGTTCTCAGCCACCCAGTAGGCGGTGCCGGTGCCGCTCATGCGCGGGATGGCGATGTTGCCCACCAGGCCCGTCAGCATGCGCGTGCCCATGCGGTCGATGACCATGGCGTTGCGCAGGGCTTCAATGAAGCTGCCGCCCAGCAGCTCGGTGGCCACCAGGTTGCCGCCGGCCGTGGCCGTGGTGACGTTCAGGTCACGGCGCTGGACTTCGGTGGGCACCATGAAGCCGCGGGCCTGCTT